CCCCCCATCACCCCCCCCCGCCACAAAAAAAAAACCCGCCGTTAACGGCGGTTTTTTTGTGATTTAAAGTAGGTTGGGCTGTGGTTTGGCGGGCGGTTTCAGGATTTCATAAGCCCAGCGCTCGGTGATGTCGTACTGCGGCGCCAGTTGCTGGATGGCGAGCTTTTGGCTGATGCCGTCGCGCGCCACCATCAGCTCGACCGCAGCCCGAAACTGGCGGTTGCGTAACTCGCGCAACGCCGCCTCGCAGCGGGGGATGTAGTAGCGCGCACCACCATAGACGGCGAGCATGCGTTCGATTTCTTCGGGGTTGAGAATGTCTTGCAGCACGCGCAAGCGCGGGCTGTCTGCTACCCCAACCGGGAAATCGTATGAAGTACCACCGAGTGCCGCCACCAGGCGCAAGGTCGGCTCAATACCGATGGTGTCAACCATCTCAGCCACCGACGGTGGCAGCAGGTCGGCGACTTCGTAGAGCGCTTCGGCGTATTCGTTCATCTGGTCTCCTGTGCTCGTGCCTTTCGTGCCCGCTGACGGCGCTGATAGACCGCCAGCGCTTGCATCAGTTTGTGCAATTCTTCGCTGTTGAGCCATTCAACACGCTCGCGCGCAAACATCGCTTTGGCCATGCCGTGTGCATAGTTCCAGCTAAGCCCCAACTCCTTCAGCATCGCGCCAATTTTGGCGGTCGTGCGGCTTTTTTCGCTGGCGAAACGTGGTGGCGTGCCTTGCGGGTTGCCTGCTTGCCAGCCGAGGCGCTGCATTTCGCGCAATACCGCCTCAAGTTCGCGTTTTTCGAGGGCAGCAGCGCTGGTTTTGCCCGTAACGCGGGTGAGCAGGCCGCGATAGGCGTCGTCGTCCATTGCTAGTTCCTTCTGTGCAATCTTGATTTTGGCGATCATCGCGCGGCGGTGTTCGGGGTTCATTCTCTCGTTTTTCACGGTTTTCTCCTTCTTCCAGTACTTGTTTGAGCAGCAACAACATGCGGATAAGGGCATCAAGGTGTTGAGCGGTTTCCGCGCGTGTCAGGTGCGGCATTTTTGCTGCCAGCGCCTCGCATTCGAGGGTAACAGCGGCCATCGCCGCCCATTGTTGTGTCGGCCGGCGCAGCCGTTGTTTGAGTGTGTTGATTTCGTCCAGTGTCATGTTTTTTGTCCTTCGTGATGTGCATTTTTGCGGTCAATGTGTCCAACATCTGCCGCAAAAAATTGGCGTTTTCGGCACGCTCCGCCGCCGTTGCTACTGGCGCTGCCAAGGCAAGCGGTGCAGGACGCGGCGGCAACAGCTCCAGCAGTGTGGCCGGTTGCGGCCAGCGTTTCGCGGTTGCGGTCAGCGCGACAAAGGCCTGTTGCAGCCGTGGCTGGTCGTCATCTGCCCATTGCCGCTGGTAGCCAATGGCGTCAAGCCACACTTGCGTCGTCAGCGGCAGGGTGTCATCCGCCGGGGCGCCATCGAGGCGCAGCACATAGAGGCGCTGCACCCCGTCAATCACCGCGTTGTGGATACAGGTCGGCAGGTTCATCGTTTCAATCCTTCCAGCGCGGCGATGCCGTTGAGCGTTTTGCTTGCCGCTTTGCCCGTCGCCATCATCGGCGCGCTAGCGGCAGGCATGACGGTCGTAGTCGCCCCTTGCCCGTCCCAGCGCGTCAGCACCTCGTAGAGGTAGCCGTGCCCTTTGAGCGGCAGCTGAAGACTGCCCGCGTCGCGCCGCTTGCGCATCTCGGCAAATGCCCACAGCCACGCCGCCTGCGGTGCGGGGTAGCGCTGCCCGTTGCGTTCAATCTCGCCCGCCTGCATCGCCCCCAGCAGCTCGCCGAGGATTTTGGCGAGCCGTCCCCAGGACAGCTCGCTTTTGCTGGGGCGGTGCATCCCCGCGTAGATGACCGCGCCCTTGGCAAGGTCGCCACCGATGCCCATCAGCGCCAGCAGGGCGTCGCGTGCTTCATCGTTGGCAACCAGTGCATCCAGACTGGTCGTTGCACCACAGCAGGGGCAGCGGGTTTTCATTGCTGCCACCCTTTAAGCTGCACCAATTGCAGGTATTCCGCTTGTGAGAGCCTTACCCGGCGCAAGCCCTGGCGGATGATGACCTCGCCGCTTTGTGCGTGCAGGTCGATGTGTGTCCGCTCACGGCCACACAGGCGGTCGATAATCCATTGGCTTAAGGTTTTCATGCTTGGTACTCCAGTGATGCGGGACGGTGGGTGCTGCCGTGGACGGCGTGATGCAGGGTCGCGTTTCGTCCGTCGCAATAGCCCTGATAGCGGTAATCCGGCTGCTTTGACCGCGCTTTTTCGGCCTTGTCGTCGTCGCGTGCGCATTTGCCTTTGTTCAAGTCGAAATGATGCCGGTGCATATAGCCATCAAGCAGCTTTTGTTCTTCTTCTGGCAGTGTTAACGCCCGTACCTTGTCCTGTAACGCCATCACAAATCCCTCGCAGTAGCTGTCGGCGCGCAGCGTTTTGCTGCGCGTTTTGCAATTTTTGGAGAGTCCCGCGATAAATATTTTGCGCGCCCCCATGATTTGACGGCGCAACACGGTGTAGGCGTAGCTCGCTACCTCAACCCGCGCCGCTGTGCCGATAAAAAACACAAACGGCTCCCCAAAAAAACTGCGTGCCATCATGCACTCGCAACCAAAGCCACGGGCGACGGTGCTGATTAGTACGTGGTGCCAGCGTGGCAGGGTTTTCGACGGCAGCCCCAGTTTGGCCTCGGTAATCCCTGCCAGCGCGACGTCCTCGGCGGTCACACCCCCCATTGCCACCAGTTTTTGCGCCTGGCGCATCGCGGCGGCAGCCTCGTGCGGGTTGGATGATTTGCCCAGTGCCAAACATTTCTTGATGCGCGCCAACAGGTCGTTTTTGTCCCGTTTCATCATTGCACCCCGCTTACTTCATGTGGCACGACCACAAAGTCTTCCACGCCGCGCTTGATAGTAATGCCCGCGACTCCGGCGGCAATGTCCGGTTCGTTTAGCATCGCCTCCTTGTTCGGCTCTTCTTTGATGCGGATAAAGCGTTCCAGGCCGCGTGCGCGCAGGTTTTCCAGCACGGCATCCACACCACGGATGGCAACCGATGGCGGCCTCACCCGCCAGCTCACCTCGCCAGTGACCAGGTTGGCAGTCTTGCTTTTGCCGTCGGTGAGCTCGTCGCGGTGCGCTTCGCACCATGCCTGGATGCCTTTCAGTTTTTCTTCTATCTGCTCTTGCAGTTCGTTCAGCGCAGGCGTGTAGTTGTGGGTGATGACGGCGATTTCGTCATTCATCGCCGCCGCAGTGCGCCCGTGTTTGCGTTGCAGGTCGCCCAGTTCGCGTATCCAGCGCTGGGTTTCTTCGCGGCTTTGCGGCGCGTCCAGCGTTTGTGCCTTGATGCGGGTCTTTTTTACGGTAGTCATGTTTTTTTCTCCGGTTTAACAGGTTGTTCAAAGGGGGTTAAAACGGCAGGTCGCGTTGTGCGGCGCGCCGCTCGTCAATAAATTTCTGTATTGCTGCCGCCTCAAGCGACAGGCTGTCGAGGTGGCTGTCGAATATCGCCTCCAGACTCAACCCGCAGGTGGTAAGGGTTTTGCGGTCAAAGCGGCTCAGCCGTCCGCCATTGAGACGTCGCCCATGCCAGGTGATGCTGCTGGCCAGTCCGCCGCCGCTGAAAATCAGCAATCCGCCGATGTAGTTGCCATAGTTGAGGCGGATGTGGATGTCGCCGTTTGCCGGGTCGCGCAGGATGGCGCTCACGTCTTCATCTAGTTCGCGCAGGATGTTTAGTGCGCTGCGCATCCGGTTTCCCAGTAGCAGCATCAGTGTGTTCATTCGCGCTGCGAGAGGAAACAGTGCCTCATCGCCCTCTGCTGAAAACTGGAAGGGGACGAAATACCCGTCGCGGATGGATTCCTCCAGCGTTTCCCAAAGGCTGTCTTCGCTGCTCATGCTGCTTCCTCCCGCGCCGCGCTTTCCCCCGCCACCTGTGGCGGTGGGGTTTGCGGGTTCTGCCCCGTGATTTGTCCGTGCAGGCGGGTGACTGCCGCCAGCCTGACCCGTGCAATACCGCAGCCATTCATCCCGACTGCGCGTGTTCTCGTTGCTTTTTTCATTGTCCTGTCCTCAATCAATCAACATCTCGGCAAAGCGGTCAATCATCCGCGTGGTAACTTCCCCGCCGTGGTTTTCCGCCATTTTCATAACGCCGCGCAGGAGCTTGGACAACCGCCGCGCGTTGCCGCCGCTCACCTTGTAGAGCTGTGCGTTGTGCTCCCCTGTATCCAGCACCGCTTCGCACATCTGCGCGATGTCGCCTTCCGGCAGGCGGTCGCGCAGGTCGTGGCAAAAGCCAACGCGGCTGTAGAGCTGCTTGTATTGGCCGCGGGCGCCGCGCAGGTTGGCGCGCAGCCGTGGCATGCCAGCCAGCACCATGCCGATGCCGGTCAGGTCATGGATGCGCCGCAGGATTTCCAGCGGTTTGATGGCAAGCAGCTCCGCCTCATCCACAATCAGCAGGCGCTCGCTGTCTTTCAGCTTGTCCACCACCGCGCTCATCATTTCGTGGTTGGTGCGCGAGGCGGACAGTCCCAGCGCATCGCACAGCGATTGCAGCAGCACCTTGGCGTTGTAGGTCGGCTCTGTTTCTAGCAGGATGACGTCGGGGTGGCGACGTGCGTATTCGCGCAATGCCACCGTCTTGCCGAGGCCGGCATCGCCGATAATCAGGTAAATATCGGACAGCGCGTGCGCCAATCCGCAAATCTCCAGCATATTTTTCGCGCTGGTCGTCTCCACAAATGCCTGCTTGACCTCTTTCGCCTTCTCCCGGCTGCGTGCCATCAGCTGTACCGCCTTGGCATCCAGGGCGGCCGTGTCGCCCTTGTATTTGCCCTGCAAATACTGGTTCACGGTGGCAGTAGATACGCCCAGCTTTGCCGCCAGTTGCCCTTGTGTTAGCCCTTGCGCCTCGGCAAAGGCTTTCAGCTCTTCAATCGTGCTCATGCTTCCTTCCTCATTGCTGATTTCAAAAATTGATATTCAGGTTCGGCCGTTGTCGCCTTGCCATCCGTCCCCGTGCCCAGCAGATCACTCAACGTCTCCGCCGGCGTGCCTTCAATCGCAGGCCGCAACTCCGCCGCTGCCTGCTCTGCCTTGCTTTTCGCCCGCTTGATGGCCGCCTCGGCACGTTTGCGCCGTGCTTCCTCGACCAGCGATTCGGCAAAACCGGGGCGCTTGTTGCCGTCGAGTTTCGCGTCGCAAATCCAGTCGCCGTTAAGCGCCCTGACAATGACCGTCACCGGGTCATGCTGGTCAACCGCCATCACCACCGTCTCACCGTCGTGCTTCTCCAGCTCGCGGTGCCAGTAGTCCTTGTTGTGCAGTTCCAGCCAACCGCGCCGCACCACCCGCGTAAACTGCGGCCGGAACAAATCGCGCAGTTCCACCTCGGACAGGCGCACAATCTCGCCTTCCTTCGCCTCCGCCAGCAGCGCCGCGTACAACGCCGCCGGGGTGCATTGGATTTCGCTATGCTCGCGTTCGTGGTTGTAGTGGTGGATGACTGCCTCAATCACCTTCAGCAGGTCGTCCCAGCGCGGCAACTTGCCCCTGGCGCGTGCTTGCTTCGGCGTCAGTTCTGCCTTCTTCTCCGTTAGCGCCTTGGCAAGCGACGCTACTCCGGTCAGGTTCTCGCGTACCGTCTCCGGGTCAGCACCGCCGCCGTAGTAAGTTTCAAACTGGCGCGCAATCAAATGCCCGACCGTTTGGTTGAGCCGCTCAATCATCCCGCGCCCTTGCGGGTTGCCTGGCAGACCGGTCTGATGCTCAATGCCAAGGCGCGGCAAAATCCCGAAAACGTCCGTATCCAGCACCTTGTTCGTCTGCCCGCTGCCGTTGTCGCTGTAGTAGATGGCAGGCACCCCGTGCTGCCCGATCGCATGGCGCAACGCATCGCCGACCGCAATGCAGCTCTCGCTGTAGGCGAGCGACCAGCCAACAATCATCCGGCTGCGCGTGTCCATAATCATCGTCAGCTCCGGGGTAAACGGCTGCCCGTGGTCGGGGTGCTGCCCCTTCATCTTTAAGCTATGACCGTCGCCCATCCACACATCATTGATGTGCGCCTGCGACCAGTCGCGCTTGACATAAGTCTGATGCGCCCGCAGCGCCGCCCCGGTCAGACGGCCGCGCAGCAGTTCCACATTCGGGATTTGCGCCAGCGCCCGCCGCACCTTGTAAATATTCGGCAGCGCCGACACATCTCCCTCATGCGCCACCACCCAGGCGGCGGCAAAACTGCGATACGCCTCATTGACGCCCACGCCGTTTTTCAGGCGGTAGTGCTGCAAAAACTCCGGCAACCAGCGCAACCCTTCCAGCCGTGCCACCGGCCGTCCCGTCTTCTGCGGCGCAAACGTCGCCAGCCGCGCCGTCGGCGTATCGCAGCGGTTCGCATCCGCCATCCACTGCTTCAAGGTGCGTTCGCCAACCCCCGCGCCTGCCTTGCGCGCCACCGCCTTATCCAGCCATTGCGCGATTTCCGGCGCGAGCGTTCCAGCGCGCGACTGCTCGCTCACCATCGCCACCGCACGATTAACACCGACCTCGGCAGCAATGCGGCGCAAATGCACCACCACCGCCAACCGTGCATCGCAGGTTTGTCGCTGCTTGTCATTGAGGCGGGTGACATCCCGCATCGCCAACGACACCTCGCGGTCAATCGCCCGCTCCTCGACGGATTTCACCGGCTGCGACAGCAATTTGACGGCGTGACGGTTGCGGATTTCGGCCTGCGTTTCCGGCGGCAGGCTGGTTAAGGCGTATTCAACACCGCCGCCGCGCGCGGCGCGTACTTTCGACGTCCATGCTTCCCGCTTCGCTTTTTTAGTGACACCTATGCGCGTTTGTGGCAGACTATTTAACCGCATATCAGCCAACTCTTGCGCGGTGTAACCTGTTTTCAGGTTCATGGCGTGTTACCTGTTGCTGTAACGACTTCCCCAAATCTCGGACGGGGCAACGCCAATCTTATTGGCGATAATCCGCTCCGCTTTGGGGTAGGGACGATAGAGCGCATTACGGAGACCGCCCCGGCTCAGGCCGTTCTCCATAGAGAGCTTGGATAAATTGGTGCCGCATTTCTTCAGTGCGGCGATGATGTCGGCAGGGTGCCAGTCAGTAGCTGGCACTTTTTTTACATGTTGGTTTGTGCGCATTTGCTTATTCTCTTGGCTTATTGGATGCGCACATAATACCTGAAACCGGGTAAAAAAGAAGGCGAAACCGGGTTGTTTCAGGTTAATTTTGTGTAATTTTAACCCGTAAAAAGGTAAATATATTCCAAACAAAGGTTTGCAATAACCTGAAACCGGAGAAACTCGGACGCCGAAAGTTACACCTTTATGAGTAATGAACCTGAAACCATAACGCCCACCGCCTTTGTCGGTCGTGAGGTACTTGGGCAGCTTCTGCTGGACGCCAGAAAAGCGGCAGGATTGAGCCGGAATGCGGTTACCGACCGCGCAACTTCAGGATTTTCTCGTAGTTCTTTGCAGGCATGGGAGGCGGGGGAACGTGAACCCAGCCTTGAAAATTTGTTTGACCTGGCGGTTATCTACGGAACCAGTCCGTGGGCATTGGTATCTCATACCGCGCCATCCTTGGCGCCTAAAGCAGAGGCTTCAAACGACGATTACTACTACATCCCGGCGTATGAAATCGAAGCCAGCGCCGGGCATGGTGCGTTTACCGAGGGAGCAACCACCCCGGCAAAGCACCTCGCCTTCCGCAAAGACTGGATACATGACCGCCGCCTGGCGCCTACAAGCCTCTCTGCCATCTTCACCCGTGGTGACAGCATGGAGCCGACCATCCCGGACGGCGCCACCATCCTCGTTGACGGCAGCCGCATCGAGCCGCTGGATGGCAAAATCTACGTCATTCGCATCGATGACCGCCTTTGGGTCAAGCGTGTCCAGTGGATACTAGGTGGCGGTCTGCGCCTCATCTCCGACAACCGCATCTACAGCGACATCGACATCAGCAAAGCCGACCTCGAACACGCAGACGTCCAAATCTGTGGCCAAGTCGTCAACGTCTCCTACGACCTCCCCGAATAACGCCCACAAAAAAGCGGGGATAAACCCCGCTTTAAAAGCACTTAAACGCGCGCGTTTAAACCGCAAATGGTGCAAATAAAACCGCAACAAAACCGCACAAACTGCGCATTTCCTCGCAACTGCTATCTGCACCACTCCGCACCCCTTGACACACCCGAACCCCGCACCGTTGCGGCTTCCCCGGCAAAAATTCGCGCCGTTTTTTTCTCTGCTAAACAGTGCATATATAACTGCTCCCCCACATTCCTTCACCACTTTTCTCGCCATTTCCGCCTCGCCCGGCATTGCCAGCGACCCGCCGTTAGCGGTAAAAATGAGGCGCATTGGACAAAATGGAGGTTAAAACTGGATGACCTGTTTACCTTCGAAGCGCCCCCCGCTTTGGGCATCCACAACACCACCAATCTGCTGGACGGGAGATTTGCCGACTTAAAGCGCAAATTGGGGTGTCATCACGG